AAGCCGTGCAAAGTCTTTACCAAGCGCGTCGAAAAAGACGCGAGTGCGGCGCATCCGAAACGCTTCGTCAATACCGCCAGCGTTACTCAACTTGATAAGGCTGTACCGTGCAGCACGATAAGTGCCAATGAACTTTGCGCCGACAAGAGTCGGATCCAAAGCAAGCGTTGCGGTAATGTTCAGCGCATTCGCCGTCATGTCATACAAGTCGCTGTCGCGCCACTCAACAGGCAAATCGGAAAGAAGTAGCATTCCCGTGTTGCCCTGGTCTGCTGTGTTGATCAGTGTCGCAAGGCGAGCGAGTTCAGGATCCTCATACTTTCGCCACGTCACATCTCGAACAAGTGACTCCATCGGTGTGCCGACGTACTCAGCAATCCACCGACCATACGGGTCAGCCTGGCCGTCGCGCTTCAACTCTTCAAGACGGAGAAAAGTATCAACACGCTCTGATCCGAACTCGCCACGCAACGAGTCAAGATACTCTTGGTCGTACACCCCAGGGGCGACTTGGTCCCAATACTCCGAGATGCCCCCACCGAATGCAAAAAGGTTTACCCCAGGAGTCGCAAAAGGTACAACGCTACCCATGCCCTCTTCACGCGCTTCACTGACTGCCATGTTGGCTGCGCGGAAGGTTTGCTGCGACTTCTCATTCAAGAAGATCAGACCGTTAATGACCGGCTCAACGACGTTGTCGTAAAAAGCGTTCCACCCTGACTCGGCCCACGACGGATTCTGTGAAGCCTCACGATTCAACTCCTCCACTTTGGCCGTGAAGAAGTCAAAGAAGGCGGCACGCTGAACGGGGTTCATCGTCAGCACAATGTTGCGTTGCCGAATTGGATCTGACGTTGACGTGATTGCGTTGTAGGCCGAATCAAGTTCAGCAAGATTGATAAGGCGACGTGCGTCTGCCTCGTCAAGTTCCGAGTTGGCTAGTGCGGCTGAAAGTGTTGGGTAACGCTGAAGCGTGTCAGGTATCCGCGACAAGATGAGCTTGTTTGCGTTAGCCCTACGGTAGCGCATGATTGCGCTGATCTCGCGAGGATTAACCGGAGCATTGGGATCCGCTACAGGGTAGTCACTGTAGTAGTCCTGACCTGACTGGTACGCCACCTCATCAAAGGCGCGACGGTAGCCGCCTTCAGCACTGTAATCCTCATCAACCCCTGAAACGCCGCTAGGGAATTGACGCCAGTCTTGCTGACCGCCATACCAGCGACGTGTATCGGCTGTCGGGCGATCCATCCAAGAGGAACCACCTGCGCCGTACTGTCGTGCGGCCTCAATAACAAGACCTTGATTTGCCTGGGCCTGCATGACAGCTTCACGCAAGGTTTTTGGTTCGTTGCGCGGGGCCACTCGTCACCAACCCCGAGATTCAGCCATACGCACCCAGGCGGCTAGAGTCCCAGAGTCGTCAGACGCTGCAAGTTTGGCAAGCGTTGAGGCGAGGCGTCCAGTAGGTTGCTGTCTCATTGCCGGTCCCGGTCCTGGCCCGAACGGGGCACCAGCAGTAATAGGCTCATCCGGTCGCTCCGTAGGAGCAAACAAAGGCGTAGGCATAGCAGCCTCAGGAGCAGCCTGACGACCTGCACGTGCACGAGGGCGAACAGCAGTGGTCTCAGTCTTCGACATCGGTGCAGAAGTCTGAAGATCCATCATCTCCTGACCCTCACCATAATCGCCACCAGCCATATACCGTGCACCCTGACCATCAGTACGACGAGAAAGGCTACCCGGCCCAGACACGGGCGCAGGATTACTCGGCTGGCGGTAACCGCCACGACCCTCAGCCATCCTGCTCCTTCACAACGATCTTAGAAATGTCAGCCGCTGTCTCTTCAGCGAACTCTTCCCGATCCACCTCAACCCACTCATGCGCCGACTGACCAAGAGCCAGCATCGCCAAATTGTGGAAATGGGTTGCTGCCGCCTCAGCGAGCTGCGAGGCAAACATCATTGAGGTTGCTACCGTGTCAGAGTTGAACCAAGGTGTGGCTTCAACAAGGATAGGCTCTTCGTCAATGATCTCAATGATCTCGTCGTCCTCGTCCTTGTCCACACCCGCTCCCTACACCTTGCGCTTCTTCTTACTTGACGGCTGATTAAACGGGGTCCGTGCGTAACCACCAGGCTTAGACTTCTTCGGACCTTCAGCGCCCTTCTTAGCCGCAGCAACCCGCTTCTTCGCGGCCTTCTTAGCTATCTGCTGCTGTGTCTCAGCACGTTTCCGATAACGCTCCCTAGCGCGTCGCTTATCGGAATCAAAAACCCAGTCGCCCGCGTTAGGCGGCAATTTTTGTGCAGGCATGTCACCACTTCACCTTGTTAGCCCAGTAGGCCGCTGACATCTTGCCTTTAGCAATATTCTTCGCATGACGAGCTTTAAAGGAAGCCTGCCGTTTCGTCGGCTGCCTGTCACCCGTCACACCCTGCTGACCAAAGCGAATCGTCTTGATCTGCGAGCCTTCTTTAGCCACAACAACATGCGACTTCGTCGGATGATTAGGTGTGCGCTTCGGCTTGTTATAGCCGGTAACACCAGCACGAGTCAGGCGCGAGTCCTTCTTACTTGCCACGCTTCCTCCGCACAGCAGCGTTATCAACAAGGTTTGGGTACGGCCTACCCGCTTTCTTCGCACGCGCCTTAGCCGCAGCCTTCTGGGCTGGGGTCAAAGGTGTGGACTTCTTGCGCGGGTTAGGCCGATCCCAGAACGCTTTCTTAGCGGCCACGGCCCGACGAACCCCTGCCGCCCCTTGCTCTTGCGTCACGCGCATTGAGCAACTTATTGGCCGTGCTGGTACTCATCGGAGGACGCCTACTCCAGCCATCATCAGCAGCCTTTGGCTTAGAAGCGGCAGGCTTAGATGCTGACTTAGGGGCAGGCTTAGAAGTCGACTTTTTACGGTAAGCCTTGACTGTCTGTCCTGATGCGCCCGTGTACTTGTAGGTACGTCCGCCGCGCGAGCCGGAAAGACGACCGCTTGAACTACCCTTGGCAGGCATTAGCGCGACTTCTTTGCCGCTGACGCCTTTCCGGCCTTGAATCCGGCGCGGTACTGAGCGGAACCCTTACCCTCAAGACCATACTTCGGCTTCGTGTTGGTAGAACCGATCCTGCGGTTACCGCTCGTAGAAGTCTTACGCTTACCTGCGCCAGCCTGCTTACCCTGCTTGTAGGCACGAGCGGCTTCCTTGCCAGTAACACCGTACTTGCTAGAACCGCCACGACTTGCCTGTGATGCTGCCATTTCACTTACTCCCGTTCTTGCTACCACCGTAGCCGTTACCAACCTTCGACTGACAACCACAAAAAGTACACATTTACTTCCCCTTACCCTTCACGCGCGTGCGATCTTCTTCTGCACAGCCTTAAAACCTGGATGTTTCTTAGCAGCCATGATTAGCGCCCTCGGCGCTTAGTGGTTGACTTCTTGGCAACAGGCACAGACTTCTTCGGACCCTCGGAGCCCTTAGTGGTGGCAAAAGAAACAGCAGCGCCAGTAGCAGCTCCTGCTCCGATACCAGCCTTCAAACCCTGCCTACGTCCCTTAGCCTTGCCAGTTCGCGAAGCGTCACGAAGAGCCTGGGCTGCGTTAGCCTTACGTGTAGCAGCAGCCTTCTTGGCAGCCTCAACGCGAGTAGGATCCTTGGTGATGTAAGTCTTAGCGGCAGTGTTCTGCTTCTTCTGAGCCGGGCTAGGTCTACCACCACGGCCCCTGCCGCCAGGGATGCCGCTGCCGGAACCGCCGCCTAGGCGACCACTGCTGCCACCCTTAGCAGGCATTAACGTGCACTCTTACCGGAACCACGAGTGCCACCAGGCTGACGAGCCATCTCATGCTGCGTCCACGAGTTCGCCGTACCCGCATACTGATGCGGAAGCGCATTCGTGTTCGACACGTTCGCCACATTCACATTCGGCGGCTGCACATTCGCAGGTGCCTTACCGCCCTGATTCGCAGGCTTCTTAGGCGCTGCTGCCGGAACTGCCATCTCACTTCTCCTTATGCAATTGGAACACGACGGGAAACTGAAGCTGAAAGATTAGGTTGCCCCGACGACGACAACCCAGCGAGAAGGAAGTTCAAATCGGGACGACCACCAGGCGGCAAACCAGCCTGCCCAGGTGCAACACCACGCGGCCTACCGAAAGCGTCAATGCCTTCCATATTCTCACCACCTGGCATGGGAGCCTCGCCAGGTGCGCCAGGGACCGGGGCAGCGCCAACATCTGTAGGCTCAACCATGCCAGGTGGCGGCTCAGGGGGAGCGAACGCTTCAGCGATCACTTCCTCAATCGGCTTACCCTTCTGGCGTCCCTCAATGATCAACGCTAGACGGGCAAGAATCTCACCAGGATCCTGACCATTCTGCGCCAGGACAGGAATAGCCTGCGCGTAACCAGACACCGCTTGACGCAGCGCCTGACGCATATCCTCAATGTCCAGCTTCTGCTCTTCCTCTGTCGCGTTCAACGAGAACGGCAAAGAACGGCGCAACCAGTCCTGCGAGATGAGTCGGTCACCACGGGCCTGCAACCCAAACACCAGTGCACGGTTAGGGTCCAGACCCGCCATGAGGCCATACTGAACATCGACCGAGTAATCGTTCTTGATGTCCTTCTCGGGCGAGTATGACACTTCATACGGTGTACCGTTGTCGTTACCGCGAATCGTCTTGCGGAACGACGGCCAGCAGATCTCCTCCACCTCAAAGCAGAGGGCGACCAAATCAGTGTATGCCTCAGCGAACATGGCGTGCGCGGTGCGAACCTGGGTGTCGAACCCGGTCATCAACGCCTGCACGCCACGGCCTGTGACGATGGATGCGTCTAGGTTGCCGCCACGAACCTCGGGGTAGCGGGAGCCTTGACGCAGCTCGTTGTCGAGAACGCCCTGCTCTTGGAACGCAGCAGCAGGAACCTCAAGTGGGATCCTGCGGATCTTCTCCGGTGTCGTAGAACGCAACACCGCGTCAGAACCGAGCGACAGTTCCTGCACATCCTGCGGCAACGCAATAGGTGCCTGCACACTCTTCTGTGCCGCTTCCATCGCCAGCAACGCGAAACGTGCCTTCGCAACCTGCACAGCGATCACATCATCGAACTGTCCACGCGGATCCTCGTCCAAACCTGGACGCTTCACCTCAACAGCAAGACACTTCCCAACAGGGTTAGGTGTACGCAACAGTTCCACGCCACCATCACCAGGAAGGAACAGAATGTCCACATCCTTGTCGTGGTAACGCACAACCTCAATCTGTGTAGCGGCACCAGGGGCCTGCTGCAAGATCACATTCTGTAGCTGCGGGAACTTCGCAACCAAATCATCAATGTGGTAGTTGATTGTTTGGAACAGTGCCTTCACCCGGTCACGGCGGTCACGGATCGTGTAGCAGCCCATAGAGTCAAGCCACTTGATGCGCGGCATTTTCTCGTCCCAGTCAATCTCCACAATACCGGGAACAAACCCATACGTGACGAAACGATCCGCAGCCGTGTACGCCTGCTTCTGCAACTGCGAATATTGCACGTAGTAGGTGGCGATACGTGTGCGCTTCTCAGCGAAAGCACGCGCACGATCCGACACCATACTTGAGCTAGAGCAGTTGAACGACGGCAGCGGGGCAATCACTTCAGACAGGTCACGCGCTGCCACATCCACCATGTTCGCCACAATCGGGCGAGTGAACGGGCCATCCTCA